TCGTTCGGAACCTGTTCCCTCACGGGTGGGATTCCGGATCCTACGAATCATGTGTGCTTACAACCGATACTCCTTTGTCAGCATGTTTGGAAAACCGTCGCTCTGGCGGCGGGGTTCACGGCTACGTCTCCAATCCAGATCCCGAGAATTGGAAAGGACGATTTAGACACGACGACTTTCTCACGACTTGTTTGGACGGGGCAACCCGTCCTCTCAGCGTCGACTCGAAGTTGACTGTCGTTCAAAGCGCCGGAAAACCCCGCCCCCTTAGCAAGTTCTCGGCAGACGCGATACACTTGAGACCGCTTCATAAAGCGATCTATGATCGTCTGTCGCGCGAGAGCTGGCTTTGTCGTGGCGATTTTACAACTGACGTTCTACAGCGCGCTGGTTTTTCTTATGTTGAAGGTGAAGTCTTGACTTCTGGGGATTACAAGAGCGCCACGGATAACCTTTCTATAGAGGTTGCCGAGGCTATTCTTGACGAGTTGCTTAGATCTTCGGTCTCTGTGCCGGGTTCGATGAAAGCATACGCCATGAAAATCTTGCGTCCCACGTTGTTCAACTTGGAGCACGGTATAGAAGAATTTGTTCCTCGGAGAGGTCAGATGATGGGGTCCTTTTTGTCTTTCCCACTGCTTTGCTTGCAGAACAGAATCGCTTTCTTGTACGCAGGCGAGTCTGTTGGGATTGACAATTCGGGTTTCCCGTGTCTGATCAACGGAGATGACATCTTGTTTAGATCTGGTCCGCACTTCAGTGCGCACTGGATGGACACAGTTTCGAATCTTTCATTGGAAGTAGAGAAGACGAAGACTTCCGTTTCCCCGGAGTTCGGTTCGCTTAATTCCACACTTTGTCGGCGCTTCGGCGCCTTCTATCGTGTGGTTGCGACTGTCCGAATGGGAATGCTACGGGAGTCTGAGTCTTATGATACTCTCTCGAAGGGTTTTGATGATTTTATTGCTGGACTAAAGGGGTCACTCCGTTATAGAGCGGCGATGGCTTGGTTCAGCTGGAACATAGGAAAAATACGGCCTTTAGGACTCACAACTTGGGATCTCGGTTTTCGAGGTCCCTTGGCCTATAGGGCGACAAAGAAGTTCGGATTACGGCAAGG